TACTCATACAGGGCAATACATCTTGCCTGTACAACTTAAAGCAGCGTGTGAAAAGCTTGGGTTAAAGCATGTGCCTGTCATTGTAGAAGCCACTGAGATTAAAGAACAAACGATTCAAAGTCTGTTAGAATACGCAGAGGGTAAGTCTGTGCTTAACGGCAGCGTCAGAGAGGGTGTTGTTTTTAAGAGTAACACTGTACATGATCGTAGCTTTAAGTGCATAAACAACTCATGGCTTCTCAAGAATGAATAAACTATAAGGAGTAAAAATGGCGAATTTTATCAGGCATACAAGTTGTGATAAATGCGGCAGTTCAGATGGTCGAGCAGTGTATCAAGACGAATCAAGTCACTGTTTTGTTTGTGAGCATACAATACCATCTGAAGAGTTTAAAGAAGCAAATCAAAAGAAACCATCTAGAGTTCGCTCTAGCGTTAAAAAGGAAGTAGAGAACATGGAAGTTAAACCAAGTACAAAACCTGCACTTACACCAGAAGAGAATTCAGAGATTAAATCTGAAACTTCTGTTAAGGCTAAAGGCTTTCGCGGCATTGATGATGCTGTTTACACTAAGTTTGGTGTACGACATGCTTTTGCAGAGGATACAGGCGAAGTTATTGAGCAGTACTACCCTTGCACACAAGAAGGTCAATTGGTAGGCTACAAGGTCCGTGAAGTACCTAAGAATTTCTATTCCAAAGGTCGCACTGGTGCTGACTGCGAGTTGTTCATGCAGTTTCGATTTAACCGTGGTGGTAAATATGTGATCATTACCGAAGGTGAAATTGACGCACTATCTGCATATCAAATGCTGTCTGAGTACAATAAAGAAAAAGGCGGTGACTACGAAACTGCAGTTGTAAGCCCAACTACAGGTGCTAATTCACACAAACAAATTGCAGGACAATATCGGTTCTTTGATTCCTTCGATCAAATTATCATTGCTTACGATAACGATAAAGCTGGTCAAGAAGCTGTGACTAAATTAATCCCTGTCTTACCAAAAGGTAGGGTTAAGATTATGAAGTTACGGCACAAAGACCCGAATGAATACTTGGAAAAAGGTGATAACAAAAACTTTATTTCTGATTTTTATAATGCCGAACAATATACTCCTGTAGGTGTTGTAGGTAGCGGTAGTATTTCAGAAGCAATGCGTGAAGAATTCAAAGTACCTAAAATCCCATTACCTCCATTCATGCACAAACTACAGGATATGATGGCAGGTGGTGTACCACTTGGTCGTATTGTTAATCTAGGTTCTGCATCTGGTACAGGTAAGAGTACAATTATTGACGAGATTGTTTATCATATGATTTTCAATTCTCCGCATAAAGTTGGTATTGTTACTCTTGAAAGCACAACAGGTCAGTATGGTAATAAACTACTGTCTCGTCACATCGGTTTAAAACTTGAATTGAAAGACAATGATGAAGCACTGGCTGTTCTAGAGAAACCTGAAACCAAGGTTAAAGAACAAGAGTTATTTTGGACAGGTGAAAATGAACACAGATTCTGGTTAGTTGATGATCGTGATGGTGGCGTAGAGAACATCAAAGAAGCGATTGAAAATCTGATTATTGCATGTGGTTGCAGAGTTATTGTACTTGATCCTACAAGTGACTGTATCGGTACTTTACCCAATGAAGAACAAGAAGGTTTCTATGCATGGCAAAAAGGTATGGTGAAATCTCACAATTGCACCTTCTATAATGTTATGCACACTCGTAAAACTTCCAATGGTCAGAAAGCAGGTAGTGCTGGTGCTGATTTACACGAAGAGGATATTCAAGGTAGTTCCAGTGCATATAAATCTGCAGCTTGTAACCTGATGTTTTCTCGTAACAAAGAAGCAGAGGATGAACTTGAGCGTAACACTACAGTAATGAAAGCTACTAAGATTCGTTGGACAGGTAAAACAGGTATTGCTGGTAAGTATTACTACGACAACGAAAAGCACACTTTGTATGACCTAGATGATTGGCTTAATGAAAATGGTGGATAATTAACCTTGACTTTCAGATTCTCCTGTGATATAATAGATGTATATTATGGGAGAATCTTCATGAGTAAATACGAAATTGGTAAAACTTATGGTAGTAACAGTTCTTTGTTAGTTATTGACAAAGTAAAAGTTACGATAGGTAAGTCTGAGAAATTAAAGTACAAAGTTCAATGTCAAATATGCAAACATGACAGAGAATTACACGGTAATGCCGAGTATCTAATTTATCCTGAATATTTTGTAAACGGTAAATTGCCTTGTGGTTGCTCTAAGTCTACTAGATATTCTGAAGAACAGTGGGAATTAATTGTCAAAAGAAAAGCGATTCAAAACAATCATGAGTTTATTTGTTTTGAAGGTGAAAAGTATGTTGATCAGAGTACAAAATTAATTTTAAAATGCAATACTTGTAGCAATACTTGGAATTCCTGTTCTTTATTAAATTACATCAAGAATAGAGGTTGTCCAACTTGCGCCGACTCGTCAAGAGTTAAAAAGCATACTACAAGTGATTCTGAGTGGATAAGTAGATTTAGAAATACTGGCTTTTTTCCAGATGATCAATATTCGTTTCAAAGAATAACACCGACTGGTAGAACTTGGAAGGTGACATGTACCTCTTGTGGTACATCTAAAGAATTCTTAGCAGATAGGGCAAACTTAACGGCTGGAAAAATTCCTTGCGATTGCGGTTCTGGTGGAGGATTTGACGTTAATAAAACTGGTTATTTTTATATTCTTAAAGTAAAAGTTAACAATGAAGTATTCTTAAAATATGGCATAAGTAACTTTTATAGAAGAAGAATTGTGGATCATCTGAGAACACTTAAAACTGTAAAAGGTGAAATTTTAGAGAAACAGGTGTTTACGGCAAGTGGGCATATAGTTCTAAACATTGAGTCTGACCTTAAAAGAGAACTACCTGTTCACAATAGGTTGCTAGACGGATTTAGAAAAGAGTCTTGTTCTTTAGATTTTTATACTAAAATATTAGATAAAGTAACACTGAATCTTGAGATGAAGAAAGTTATCATTGATAGTTGACATGGGCCTCAAGTTGTGATAGACTTGGGGCTTATTTATTTGGAAGGAAAGCAATGGATCGCACAAAAGATTGGGTTTGGGATATTGAGACATACAAACACGCTTTTACATTCAGCATTGTTCGTGCAGATGGTAAGTTCAAGAAGACATTTGAGGTATCTGCTCGTATGAACGAAGTGGATCGAATCCTTACTTGCCTTGACTATCTGCATGATAACGATCATCGCCTTGTAGGTTTTAACTCTTGTGGGTTTGACTACCCTATCATTCACAAGCTGATTGAAAATCGCAATACTCTACCAAAGACAGGTAAAGCACTTGCTGTTAAAGTATTCCATTGGGCACAACAACAGATCGACAGCTTTAAAAATGATGGCTTCGGTTACACTGTAAAAACTGCAGATCAATACGTCAAGCAAGTTGACCTGTATCGCATTTGGCATTTCAACAACAAAGCCAAAGCTACAGGCTTGAAGATGCTTGAATTCAACATGCGTCTTGACAATATTGAAGACTTGCCGTATGACATTGAAGAAGAGCTTACGGATGAAATGCTAGATGAAATCAAGGCTTACAACGAGCACGATGTAGCTTGTACTCTTGCGTTTTACAATGCATCTGAAACACAAATTAGTTTTCGAGATAACTTGAGTATTAAACTTGATCGTGACTTTACAAACGCAGACGATACCAAGATTGGTGCTGAGTACTTTCAAATGGAGCTTGAAAAAGCAGGTGTATCTTTGTATACGCACAAAGATGGTAAACGTGTAATGAAACAAACCAAGCGAGATAAGATTGCTATCAAAGGCTGCTTGTTTAATTACTACAGTTTTACACGACCAGAATTTCAAGCTATTTACGATTGGTTCAGTAAGCAAGTTATCACTGAGACAAAAGGTGTATTTTCTGACATTGAAGAGCACAATCTAGGTGAAGTTGCAAAGTATGCAGAACTTGAGATTAAACGCAAGAAGTTCAAAGCTAAACCTACAGAATCTGAAGTTAAGCTTTTCATGAAAGAACATCCGTTGGGTTGGATCGAAGAAGAAGAACTTAAAGCTACAGAGTACTTGTTTGATGCTCAA